ACCCAGGATCTCTGCATCGAAGTGAACATATCGGTCCACGCATCGCTCATACTGTATGTTAATTCAAGCCAGAAGTTCTTGACATTCTCCCAGTGAAGCTTAAATGCAATCACAGCTTGCTGAGAAGCCCAGATGATTCCAGCTCTAAATCCTTCCCAGCTACCAAGCATGACGTCAAGGTTCGCAATGATGTTATCGATTGCCTTGCCAAAACCTCCAGTAAGGTTTGGAAACAAACCTGTTATGTAATTTACAGCTTTTTGCCAGGCCTCCCCAAGGAAGTTCATAGATACCTCCCACGCGGCTGAGAAGAAATCGGTGACGCTTGCCCAAAGATCGCCCATCAACTTTAATCCTGCTTGAAACTCAGGCGAATCAAATACCTTCCGCAAAGACTCGGCCAGGTCGGCGAGGCTATCAACCCACGGGCCGATCACGTCCATGATCTTATTCCCAATCTCCGTAAACATCGAGCCAAACTTTCTCATCCCGTCCTGCATCGGGGTAAGCTGGTTGTCGGCAACCTTCTTCGTAGTGCCTCCGGCTTTCTTCAGAGCCTTCTCGTAGTCTTTGATCTTATCGGATGTACCGAGCAAGGTCTGCATGAAGATCACCGAGCGATCGGCGAAGCCCAGCTGCATCAACGTCGCCTTCTTCTGCTCATCGCTCATCCCACTCAACGCCACCTCCAACTGACCGACGATATCAGCCATGTTGTTTAGCTCGCCTTCCGAGTTGTATACGGAGACGTTGAACTTATCGAAGGCGGCTTTGTTGTTTATGGCGGATGACTGCAGATCACGCAGTATGATGTTGACGGCTGATCCGGCCATCTGCGACTTAACACCTTGATCGGCGAACGCTGCTAGTATGGCCGCAAGCTCCTCAATTTCCATACCAACAATTTTCGCCGCAGCCGCAGACTTGGTCGTCATAGAGGTAGCGAACTGTTCGACCGAAGCATTCGCCAACGTGTTTGCCTTGACCAACACATCTGACACCCGAGCCATGTTCTTCAGGTTCTCGGTCGGATTCTTGACTGTAAGACCTAAAGCGCTCTGTGCATCGGTGACGAGGTCGGTTGCGCGTGATAGATCGAACATACCAGCCTGTGCGAACTGTGTCACCTGGGGAAGTGCCGCGATCGATTGCTGCGCATCCAGACCAGCGGAAGCCAAGTAATAGTAAGCCTTAGCGGCTTCGGCAGCACCATACTTGGATGCCCTTGCGACGGAGAACGCAGTCCGTTCCATCTTATCCCGCAGTTCATCCGATACATCGCCCATGATTGCAAGTGATTCTCGCATCCCGCGATTGAAATCCTCGCCGGATCGTAGTAGTTGGAAGAAACCAAAACCAGCGCCAGCGATCCCAGCACCGGCCATGATCCCACGGATCGATCCGGCTATCGACGACGCCATCGCCGTCGCCTTGCCACGCACGCCAGCGAAATCCTGCGACAATTTCCTCGAATCGGCACGGACGGATACCCAAGCTCTCATCAATTCAACGCCAATTTGCTCCTCTCCTTTCTACGAATACTCATAGCTAATTTGTGTGCCTTTGTTCGCTTTGCCACATACTCTGGATCTTTCCACTTCTCCAGCATAGTTTTCCGGCGTAGTTCTTTCTCCACATCTGTCAGAGGCCTTCGTTTCTTGCCCTTCCAATAAGCTCCAAACTCCTTACCACATTCAGCAGACTTTGGTCGCCCTTTTTGGAACGCGCTGATCTTCGCCTTCACTTCCGGGCGATTTTGGGCTTCACGCATATTCGCTCTTGATGCTTCTGAGTGTTTTTTACCTTTGTAGTGACTCGGTAAACCCTTGCTCCAAGCACGTCTTCCTTTACAAGCCATACTGATACGGAGACCGGTGGCCTTGGGCCGTTTCCTGCCGGTATGAAACTGGCGCATTTTTTCCTTAACGCTTGGTCTATTGTGATATTCCTTGATCTTTGCCTTAGCCTCTTCAGAATGAGTATAGCCTTCCACCGTGACACCACCATCTCCGCCATCCGTTAGGTTATATCCATCAGGCGCTTTCGTTCTCAGCTGTTTGATATAATATCTTTCCCAGCGGCTCAATAATCTATTTGTGCTCTCTTCAAGCAACACCTCCCAATCAAAAACATCGGAACCATATCTACGAATAGCATTATGGAAGTATGATCCTATACCATTTTTAGCACTCTTTTCGTGACTACACCTACGTATGGATAAACTATTCCTAGTCTTTCCAACATACTGACGTCCGTTTATCCTATTTGTCACAAGATAGACGCAACCCATACCTATCTCTTCCTTTTCTTACGCCGTCGTTTAGCGTCCACTTGATTGCGTTCCGCGTTCATCAGTTCCCTAGCCTTGCTGACGCCACGGAACTTGCCAATGATCGGATTACCATCCCGATCCCGACCACGGATCAGACCTTCCTCGGAAGCCATCGTTGATGCAACCATCGGTGTGATCGATCGCGTCCGCTTCCCAAGCAATACCTTCTTATCCGCCATCAGCATCATTATTTGATCCACGGTCATCTCACCTACTTGTTGTGGCGTATACCCTCGACCACCATCCATCGGATTATCACACAACACCCTGATGTGCCAACATGTTATCCCGCATAGCAAACCTACGTCAGGCGATTCTTCATCCTCACCGTCATCTCGCCCCATGTCGGTGAGCCCTATCCATTTCCCGCCTGCGGCGCGCTTAGCCTTTCGATCTCGCGCGCCATCTCTGCCATCTCCGTCGGGTTATCGCTCAACGCATCCGTGACCTGTTCCCGCGTCACACCGTCGCGTCGGAAGCATCGCCAGATCAACGCGATCATGCCTTCATAGCAGCCAGTGATCCACCAGTGGCTGTATGGTACACGCACCCTAGGAGGAATCTTTCCGGTCATCGAACGATAGTCATCCTCCGATAGTGTCGATTGATCCATCGACGCGGCCGTCAACTGTTGTAGCCTCACCATCCTCGGTTCATCACCATCCAATCCCCAATGCTCAAGCAACCACGCTTTCAGTTTATCCGACAGCTCTATTCTCACGGGATCATACGCGAACTTTGTCGGCATGGAATTGAGATCCCATCGACCGATCTCGTCCCATTTATCTTCTAGGAGTCTCTCGCGTGAATCCTTCGGCAACAAGTCAACGTTCTCGGCGTAGGTCTCCATACATTGCCGCTTGTACTGGGCCAGACAATCACCCTCAAGCATCGCCAGTTCCTTGAGACCTAACGGCCTAACGGAACACTCCTTTCCGGCGATCGTGATCGTCTTACCTTCGGCTCCTAACGCCCTTTCTTCAGCCTCACTCATGACGTTCTCCTTGTCAAAATAGGTAGTACATCCAAAAACCCGCTACGCTCGCTTTAAGACCGTCATAGCGTTGGGGTGAATCCTAACGCTATTCTCGGCTTAGGACGGCCATAAGGCCTAACCACGGCGACCAGGATCGATTCTACGGGTTATGTTCCCGCTACTGGCTGCCAACGGTCTCCTCTTGTCCAATCTTTCTTGCCAACGAACCGTGGGGACTGAGGTGGGAAATGAAGCCCAGAATGTGGGCGGCGGTAGGCTTGAGTAGCTTGAGGGGGGAAGAGGAATCGTTGGCAGCGCGTCGTTCACGCTCTTGCGTACAATTAAAACAAGGACAGACGGACAGGGCGTGCAGCTCCGTCCGTCTGACCTCAAAGGTTTCATCGTTAGTGATTCTCATTATGCGGCCTGCCGTTCTTGTTGTCTGCGAAGCACCTGTGCGGCTCGCATTCTGGTCTTTGTTTCTTCTGTCCGTTTACGCCCCTTGTTTGCGCTCTTGATTTTAGCGATCTGCTCTGGTGTATGTTTATTACCCAGATGGGACAGACGAAGATTCTCACGATGCTGATCGCTGACGCCAATCAGTTTTCTGTGCTGATTGAAATCATCCAGATTCTTCAGCGATCTACGACGATCGCCTGGGGTCTTCCGTTTTATCGCTAATCGCATGTTGGCTTTCGCAGCCTCGGATTTTGGATTGCCTGCCAATGCGATCGATCGCTTGACATTGGATTCGGGAGATTGTTTACGACCTTTCATTCTCGCTTTTGTAATTGCGTGAGGAATGTTCGTATGTCCGCCAGCGCATAAGTTATAACCATTGGGTACTTGCGTTTTGTACTTATGAATCAAGTGCTCTTCCCAGCGGTCAAGTGCTTCCGAATCATCTGACGAAAAAAAGATGGACCACTCAAAAGATTCACATCCATACTTTTTGATTGCTAGGTGAAATGGAAAAGTTGAACCTCTGATAGCATCTCCTCTATGACTACGACGACGCACATCTAAAGAGCCAATGGTACGACCAATGTAGGCCTTCCCATTGACTCTGTTCACGGCTTGATAAACGCAACCCATGATATTAACTTGGTATGGTTCGAGTGTTTGCTCCGGACTGACCAGGATAGTAAAAAATACCGTCGGCTCCAAAGCTCGATGTCCAACCGATAATTTCCTCGGTGTCAATATTAACTGTCAGGTTGAACTCCGAACAAAGAGCCCTTGGGAAATCCCAATACAACAGTGTTCCCGTCGCGTTCAGAAACAAGACCGCGATCGCGACATCCTCAGGCTGGAACAGATCCCAAATCTCGCTGGACGTATCGAACTTACCTTCGGCCGTGAACGTGGCATCCTTTCGACCGGCAGATCGGTTTGTGTAACCGGCGCTATCCGAATCGCCCCATTCGTTGTTGGTTGCCAGCTTCGGATTGACCGCCCACTGCGTGGTACGAGCAACAAGGGTCGTTCCTACGACGAAACGTCCGGCACGCCCAGTGTATGTGTTGAGACTTGACATATTTAACTCCTTCCGCTAAATCAGCTCTAAGAGCTGGAACTGGATTGACTGGATTGACTTGACAAGCTCGAACTACTTTCACTGGAGCTTGACATGCTGGAACTTGATGAACTACTGGAACTCATACTCGACAAGCTGCTAGAACTGGTCGAGATCGAACTCAACGAACTTGAACTTGTCGATACCGAACTAGTCGAGACCGTACTAGAAGATGCCGAAACGCTAGAACTGGAACTGGAACTCGACGAGCTGCTCGAGCTTGACGAACTCAAACTTGACGAGCTGCTCGAACTGGAGCTGGAACTGGACGAACTCGATTCGTCGGAATCATCGCGACCCTTCAAGTACAGGCTGAACGATACAGTACCACCGTTGGCCCGCAACATGATCCGATGATTGATCTCACCATCGATCGCGAAACCAGCATCGGCCGGTTGCGCTTTCATCAACAAGCCTTGTCCAACGAGAGCGCCACCATTCGCCACCGTGTGGGTTCCGATCGGCGACCAACCTTCGCTATCCGCCGGAAGAATCTCCAGCGAACCGACGGCGGTAACGGCGTTTTCGTTCATGATCGCGATCGCCACAATCTCTTGCAGCGTAAGCAGCTGTCCAACGGCGTCACGGCCCGCTCCGGTTCCAATGTCGACACCACCAAAATCTGCCAGATCAATAATGTAGCGCTCACCGTCGGCGATCGATTGTTCCTTGATCTGCCAGCTTCGATTCGCCTGATTGTCGCTAACGCCATTTGCCATCGATGGTGCATAATTCAACAAAGGCTGATTTGCGCTGGTCGTTGTATCGTCATCAAGCGTGTTGGTCAGCGTAGCCGACAACCGCACACTCAATCGCATACTGCTTAAAGTTCTAGCCATGATTTTGGTTTCCTTCTATACTGCCAAAGGCGCATCGACCCTTACAAGATAAGAGACTATGTGCTGATATTCATCGTCATCCGTTCGTATGCCCCAATCCGTTTGGTACTGTGTGGGCAACGCCATTCCATGCGATAGCGTCAGCTCCGTCGCTTGCGACGTTGGGTGTCCTCCGAACACTTTCATTATCTCCTCTACCAAATACGATGCGATCTGTTTCGCCGTCCTATCGTCACCAGTAGCGATCGAAGCATGAACGTTGAACGTAAGCGGTACATCTCGAATCTCCCTGTTCGTGGTCGCGTCAGCGGTCATTCGATCCGTTGTTGCACCGCCTCCCATCTCAAAAACGCAATACGGAAACAGTTGTCCAGGCGACGCCTCTCCGTCGTTAAACACCTCGTAGTTCTCACTTGTCGGGTCGCTCCACAATTCCTTGAAACTATCATCCAAATCCGATGCGTCCCATATCGTATTGATCGCCGACGCTATGTCGCTGCTGCATACACTCATCGTATTTTCGGTGTGGTTATCATTCGCGTGATTCGACCACGCTGTTCGTTCAGTGACCTAACGAGAAAACTCCTATTCATGCTCGTTTCAAGAATCAAGCCATAATTTGTGGGTGTTCCAACAACCCCTTCGACAACACCTTTATTCAGGGACCTAACCTCCCTAAACAGAGTTTTCATTAGCTGCGTCGTGTCTGCGCGAGGAAACTCACCAGGACGACTTCGTTCCGTTACCACGACCCGACCACTTCGCGGACCCGAGCTTTTTCCAACCGCCTTGCTGATGTTCCTAACCGTCGTCGACCACAAATGCTCGGTAGCCAATTGCATACGCTGCTTCAACGTCAACGATACCTTGGCTTCCACTTTCTTCACAAACGATTCGATCCGAACATCACGAGCGCCAGCGGCCCCGGTAGCCCGAGAACGTGCAGCCAACACCGCAGCGCTAGGTCCAATTCTTGCCATCCACTATCCTCCCGATCGAGACAGCTTGTCGTACCAGTCGTCCCAATCACACTCGAAGCGTGGCTGGGTGCTTGGAATACGACTGCCGGGGTTTAGCAAGTACTTGCCGGGCATCGCATCGATTTCGGCCATCGTTGGCGCTGTTCCTTTGATCACCTTCACTTGATTCTCGTCAAGCAGCCATCGTAGCTCCCGACACAGGCACTTCATCCTGTGCTGGTCCAAAGTGCTGATCAACGTTTCCGCACCATGCAATTTCGTGGCGCATCGAAACACCCCGCGGTCGTCAATCGCTTTCTTGATTCGCTCACACAGATCCTCGTCGTCGCTGAGCGGATCGTAAATCCGATACGATAGCTCGTCAGGTTTCACGCCGATCTGCATACCCGGAATCGGCGGCAACGATCCCATACCTATCGACTGATCCTGCGGGATTCGCGCTTCCTCTTTCCCAGCCTTGTTGCGAATCATGGCAGGTTTTGTACCGCTGATCATGCTTCGCAATCGGCATCCAGGAATCGATTGCAACAGGATATCGCAATTACGCGGATGATCGATCTCGACCGCGAACGAACCGACCGATACCGAATCCGTTTTGATACGCTCTCGTTCTGCTGTAGCTGTAGTCATTATCGTTCTCCTCAAATGTTCACCGTTCTCTTATCTGAAAAATGGGCCACGGTACCGGCGAGAACGGAAACCGGTACCGTGGCCACGGGACCAATACTCACGCTCACGCAGGCGCTGTAGTCGTAACCGCCGCGCATGCACCACGCTCCAATTGTCCACCGAATCGAGCCATGACAACCATCAACATCTCGTTCCGTCGGATCAGCGTATCGCCTTCGGTCGAGGTTCTGATCGTCAGACCCTCGCGACGGTACATCCGATAATGAGCCATGACCGCATAGAACACCTGAGCGTTCGTCAGCGTCTCGTTGATCTTGTATGGCTGCTCCATCAGCATGTAGTTGCGGTAGCCT